GGTTCGAATCCCTGTATCCACCCTGTTGCGGTAGCAACTATCATTGTTGGGCTATCGCCAAGCGGTAAGGCACAGGATTTTGATTCCTGCATTCGTTGGTTCGAATCCAACTAGCCCAGCTTGCTTAAAAATTAAATTATGGGATACTAGCTCAGTTGGTAGAGCACTTGACTTTTAATCAAGTTGTCCGGGGTTCGAATCCCCGATGTCTCATTATATGGGAAAACTCATTGCTTTTAGTGATGAGTTTTTTTATTGTATTCGTATAACCTTCTCACTTAAATTTAGAGGTCAAGCACACAGAAAGTGAGGTTGTTATTATGAAACAAATTCAAATGAACAAATCTAAAAATTTATCTGTAGAGGACGCTTATGATTTATTTATCAGGAAGTGTCGTGTCAAGAATTTATCCCAAGCATCCATTGTGTCATATGAGAATAAGATTCATCCGTTTGTAGATTACTGTGATGGTGGTCTTATCAGTGCGGTTACAATCGACACAGTGGATGGATTTACCAATCATCTTAAAACAGAACATAATGTGAATGATGTATCTGTCGTATCTTATTTACGGTCTGTGAGAGCATTTCTATATTATTGTATGGAATGTAACTACATGACCACATTCAAAATTCATCTTCCAAAAGCACAGAAGGACATTAAGGAAACTTACTCGAATGAACAGTTGGAGAAATTATTAGCCAAGCCAGACCTCAATAGTTGCTCTTTTACGGAGTTTAAGACATGGGTGTTTGAAAACTATATGCTTGCTACTGGAAATCGTCTCAGTACGGCTCTAAATGTCCATATCAAGGACATTGACTTTGATAATGGAATGATTATGTTGCGTAAGACAAAGAACCGTAGACAGCAGTTAATCCCACTCTCAGCGTCTTTATCTGAGATATTGAGAGAGTATCTTGATATTCGTGGTGGAAATCCTGATGATTTTCTCTTTTGTAATAACTATGGTGAGCAAGCCAGTAACAGAACATGGCAGACATTAGTGTATCGCTACAACATTAAGCATGGTGTCAATGTTACGAGCATCCATTCATTCCGACATACTTTCGCAAAGAACTGGATTCTCTCAGGTGGTGATATTGTAAGATTAAAGACCATCATGGGACACAGTAATATTGCAGTCACGAATGAATACCTTGCTATGTTTGGTCAGGATTTGCAGATGGATTTTGAGAAGTTCAATCCATTAGATAACTTGAAGAACAGAAACAGAGAACAAATTAGAATGTAAAGGAGAATAATGTTTATGAAGAAATGGATCAAGGCAGATAACGGCAGAGTAACACAGGTGATTGAATTTGATGATGGCTCAAAGATGGAACTGCCATTAGATAACAATGGTAACTTGAAATGGTTTGACGACAGCAAATTTGTGAAAAAAACCAAGTGATTTTCTAGGGTGACAACAACCCCCAATAAATCCCTACTGTTGTCCAAATATCGTGACAACGATAGGGATAAAAGTGGGGTAGTTGTGACACATATTAGTAGTAGATAAGAGTTAATAATAGACAAGTGATACCACTCGTTTTCAACGAGATGTTATTCTTTGGGTTTATTATTGTTTTGTTTTGGAAAGGAGAGATACATGAATTATGCGAATGTATTTGGTCGTACACAGAAGCAATTTGATATGACCATGAACAGAGAGAAGATTACAGTTACAGATTTCTTCAATTCAGATACCAAGTATGATGTATTCTTTCGCAGGAATCAGCGTAGTACCACACCGCAAGGTAAGGTTAGATTTTTCTATGCTCAGAGTACACCTATTGATATTGGAACTATTTTTGTATTAAACGGAAGTAATTTTATTGTTACATCTAAAGATGGAATTGAAAGCAATATATATTTTACTTCTCTTGCAGTGAAATGTGATACAACATTTGTTGTCCAATCAGAGAATAAGTATATAGATGTTCCTATGTCTGTTGTATCGGATAAATGGACTGTGGCACATGGAAGTGTATTCAGTATGGTCAATGGTGCTGTGGCTATGTTTACACAGGATAATCCCATTGCAAGAGGTATTGCAGTAGATAATAAATATTATGCCTTTGGTGGCTATTATAAGGTCGGTAATACATTCTTTAACAATGGACTGGCTTATTTCTATATGGAGCGTCAGACAATGCCACAGGACAATTATAAGACGGTATATACAGGTGTTACCACATTGGATATGAATGAGAGTACCACATATCAGTTGACCTATGTTGTGACCAACAATGGGAATGTTGTGGATAATCCATCTATAACATATTCATCTTCTGATGAAACTGTTGCGACTGTTAGTGATACTGGTCTTATGACATTGCTTAAAGAGGGTACAGTTGAGATTACTGCTAACTCATGCGTGACTACCATAACCGTTGTTAATACTGGTAGTGGATCAGATGTAAATTATACAATGAGCATATCAGCATCTACAGATACTATTAAGATTGGTGGCTCATATAAGTCGTTGAGTTGTCTGTTTACTGATAAAGATGGTCAGGATATAACAGAGACAACTATTGCCGATATGACAACTGCTGACTTTACATGGACTTGCTTCATTGGAGATACAGAGTTTACGGACAATACATCATTTATCACATGGAGAGCAGGAACTTCTACCAATGGCAAGAGAATTAAACTTGGTTCTGATTATAATTACATTGGAAAGACAATCACTATCAAGTGTACGGTCAACGGTGTAACAGCAGCAAAAGATTTTGAAATGACAGAGTAACCTATAACTTGGCGAAAAAGATTTATCTCTTACTTGATATTTTCATAGAATATGATATAATATCTATGTAGAGAACATAAGTTTTGTAAAAAGTTTAAAAAAAAGGTTTAAGTTTTTTATAACTTGTGTCGATACATATTATGTAAGGGATAAATCTGATAGCCAAATACACAGAAAGCGAGGAAATAAATGATATTAGATAATGGCTTGAAGATTATGAGCATTGATGCTACCGACTTATTTAGAGTAGAGGTAGAATCAACAAAGAACAAAAAGGGCAAAGAGATTAAGGTTGCAAAAGAAATCGTACCTTCTGGATTATCTTCCTATTACGATTACTATGATGAATCAAAAGATGAAATTCTTCATCTGAGAAATCCCCAGTTATTCAAAATGAAATTAGATAGCAGTATGGCACTGGATGAATTAGGTCGAGTGATTGCAGACAGACGAATGACAAAGACAGCATTTTTCAATGTCAGAAGAAAGTTAGCAACAGACCAAGTAGTATACTTAACATTCAAATATTCTTCATTTAGAAGTACACTTAAAGATGATAAGGATGATAAGGGCAAGGTCAAGAAGTACAGGGTAGACGGAAAGACAAAAGAAACCATCAGATATATGATATATGATAAGGAAGATTTCTCTTTCAAGATTGACGATATTGAATATGTTAGATGGTGTCGATCAGGAAGTGCTTCAAGACAAGGTAAATGTTTCTTCATCAACAAGGAACTGGTTCACTCAATGAACCTGTTTACGGATTGCGGTATCAATCCTAAGAAGAGAAAAATCAATCTTGCATCATTTGAAGCGTACAGAGCATTGTTGTTATCACATAAAACAGCAAACTTAGATATTCGCCCGGAGAACATACTTCTTATCAAGGATGTAAAATCAGTATTCAAAGATAAGGTAATGTATGTGGGACTTAAAGATAAGAAACTCTTCACAGAAGAAAAAGAAATGACGATTGAAAACAAAATATGGGATGGACAATCACTGATTGATAAATCCCTGATGGGTGACTACCAAAACAAAGGAATGTTACTTCTTCGTCACAAATTCTTCAAATCTTGTTGCTTTAACAGCAATATTCAGCAGTGGTTCAAAGACAACCACATCACAGATGTTTCCCAGTTAAACGGAATTACAACAGCAAAGAGAATCGAGGACATCAAATTTATCACTACTCCAAGCAGTATTAAATATTGTAAGTTCGGAGATACCGAGAATTGGTTCTATGACTGGTTGAAACAAATTTCTAAGAAAAATATCCCATTTGGAATAGTTAAATATGAAAAGCCGACCAAATACTTTGGCGGTAAGTTAGTAAGAACACACTATCAGATTTTAAACACCTTACAGATTACAAAAAATAAAATTACAGAATTGCTTCAACAGACATTAGATTATATCGAACTGCTCAGGAAAGATCCACTTGCAATGTATCACTATTGCGAAGCAACCTCAGATGATGAGGACAGCGACTTAATGATGAATGTAAAAGCAGATGTAATTTACAGAATGATGAAACTGAATATGTCCTTCAAGGACACAAAACTTTACAAACATCTTGCGAAGAATGTAATTGAGAGTATCAGAGCAGATATTAAGTGTGGCAGGATTCTTGTTACTGGTAACTACTCAACGGTCTTAGGAAATCCAATCGAAATGCTTCAGGAGTCAATCGGAAAGTACGAGCCAGAGACAACAATAGTTGGTAAAGGAAACATTATATCAACAGCGTTCCCACAGAAACAGTTACTTGCTTGCAGAAGTCCACATATCACAATGGGAAATATTTATCTCCCACATAACACTGAGAACCATTTGGTTACAACCTACATCAATATGACAGACAACATTATGGTAATCAATTCAGTAGGTGAGAATGTTTTACAGAGAGCAAATTCAATGGACTTCGACAGTGACCAGATGATGATTGTTGACAACGATATAATGATTGATGCAGCCGTTAAGAATTATGATAAGTTCTTAGTTCCGACAACAGATATTGAACCTGATCCGAAGGAAGAGGAATACACGGCAAAGAATCTTGCAAAGTTGGATTATGAAAGCAGTGAAAATCTTATAGGTCAGATTGTTAATCTTTCACAGGTCTTGAACTCAAAATTATGGCACGAGATGAATAAAGAAGAACCGAATCAAAGTTATATTGATAGATTGTATAAGGATGTATGTCAGTTATCTATAATGTCAGGTCTTGAAATTGATAAGGCAAAGAAAACACTGATTGTAGATAACAAAAATGAGTTGAAAGAAATCAGAGAACGATACAAAAGCAAAGAAGATGGCAAAATCGGTTATCCAATGTTCTTTAAGGAACTTGGTAAGAAAGGAAATTACGACAGCAAAAAGACATATATCTTCTATAATACAACACTTGATATGATTGGTGATGAGATTGCATACAAGACAATGACAGTTGAGGGTACAGAAAAGGCACTGCATAAAATCCTGAGAAAGCCAGATATTAAATCGAGAGATGTAGACAAAGATAAGATTAAGGCGGTCTTGGAATTATGCAAGCAAAGAGCCAAAGACGATAAGAAATTAGGAGTTGAGAAAACTCAGTTAGGTAAAAGCGAATACAACCGCATGAGAAAGCAGACCATTGAAAACTTCTTGGAAGATTTGGCAGAGATAAAGATGAACCAAGCAACACTCTACACATTGCTTACAAGCGAGGATGCAGAGAAATATGAGGACTATATCTTACAGGGATTATTGGAACTGAAATCATCTACATTGAAGAAACTGGTTAAGACAGATGATACAACACCAACACTTATAGAAGATGCAGCAGGAGACATTGAGATATACGGAATAAAGCATAAAAAATCGGAAGTGGCATAAAAACCACTTCCTTTTATTTTGCAAAAAAACTGCACGATTATTACCGAATTAAATTCGAAAACCCTTGAAAAATAAGGCATTACGAGGTCATTACAACGTCCGTAATATGGAGAGAAATAACTGCATAATTTTTACGGAACGAAATTGTTGAAAATGTAGTATTTTCAATAGTTTAAGGGTTGTCAAATGAGGGTGTAATATGGAGAGAAAAAATTGCGTTTTGGGTATAAAAAACACACCAACAATCCTATGAATACATTGGTGTTCTTGTCATTAAATTTCTTTCCTATGGAAAAGCATAAGAAACTTTTACAAATGCCATTATAGCAGGATAGAAAGTCAATGTCAATGATTTTCTAAATTTTTTTATGCAACAAAATTTCTAGTATCTAACATAGTAATCATTTATTTATGGGACGGTGTTCTATCGTCCCTTCCTCCTCCAGTTTATAACGAGCGAAAAATTTCGCCCGTTAAAATATATCAAAAGTTTTTATGGGGCAGCCCCACGAACTAAGTTTAACTTAGGGCGTACTGACTGCAACAGGAAAGGATTAAAAGATGGATATTAAAGAATTGAATTTAACAGATGAGCAGATGGCTCTTGTATCTAAATATGTTCAGTCAGAAACAGATAAGGTGCGTACAGATTATAGTGCGAAACTTAAAACTGCCAATGATGAGATTGCAAGATTAAAGCCAGTAGAAAAATCTGATGCAGAGAAAGCATTAGAGGAAAGAATTTCTGCTCTCGAAAGTAAAGAGAAAGAACTTGCTAATAAGGAAAAGTCAATGACGCTTGCAAGCAAATTAAAAGAGAAAGAACTTCCAGAAGGATTAGCACAGTTCTTAAATGTCGGTGAGGACATGGATAAGACCATAGAAGAGGTAGGTGCATTGTTCGGTAACTACTTTCTCAACGGATCAAACAAACCATCAAATCACCAGACCTCAAAAGGAATTACAAGGGAAGATTTTAAGAAGATGGGATATGCAGAGAGGGCAAAACTTTATGCAGAGAATCCTTCACTTTATCAAGCATTGAATAAATAGGTGGTGATGACCACTTATTCAATGGGAAAGGTGGTCTAATGGACGTAAATACAATTCAAACATTGATTACTTCTGTTGGCTTTCCTATTGTCTGTGTACTTGCTTTAGGATGGTTTATCTATAAAGCATTTGAGAAGTTCACAGCACAGTCAGAGAAGCGTGAGGAAAAACTTTACACTGTTCTGGCTAATGCACAGGAAACCAATGAAAGATTATCAAAGACAAACGCTGAGTTTGTGACGGTATTGAATACATACAAATCTGACCTTGAAGAGATTAAGTCAGATGTGTCGGAAATTAAAGAAAATATGAAAGGTTAAAATGGTGAAAATTTATGAGTACAATTAACACTAATGTTATTGTGCCTGATGTATATTCTGCTCTCGTAAGAGAAAAGATTACAGGCAAGTGCAAGGTAGCACAGTTCCTTGTAAACTTAGGAGAACTCCACGGCAAAGTCGGTGAGACATTAACTATGCCTAAGTGGGGTTATATCGGAGATGCTAAGGATTGGGACATCAATACTCCTATGGATGTAACACAGATGAAGCAGACATCTACAACTGCTACAATCAAAGCAATCCAGGCACCAGCCGTAAAAGTTGCAGATTATGATTCTGAGGTTGAACTTGGTAACGCTATCAATGAAGCAGCAGAGCAGCAGGCAATCGCAGTTGGTAGAAAATATGATACTGATGCTATTGCAGAGGCATTAAAGTCCCCACTTAAATATAAGTTAGGTGCTAAGAACACTGTAACACAGGACGAGATGATTGCTATTCTCGGTCTTTACGGTGACGACAGAGACAGTGCAGATTTTGATGCTATCGTTATCTCATCTCTCTTTGCACCATCTTTCTACAAGATGGATATGTTCACTTCTCGTGAGAGAACAATGACAAAGGATGGTAACGGTATAGCAGTAAACGGAGTGATTGGTTATTTCCTTGATATTCCAGTTGTATTATCTGATCGTCTCTATGATACAACAAACACAGAGGGATTTATTCTTGTAATGAAGAAGAACGCTATCTCTTACATTCCAAAAGAGAATCCATTCGCTGAAACTGCAAGGGATGCATCTCTCAGACAGACAACCATTTACTTATCTCAGTTCTATGCAATGTCATTAACTGATGATACAGCAATCGTTGTTGCTAAGACAGTATTACCTACAGGTAAATAAAATACACATAAAAAGAAAACCAAAAGAAAGTAAAGTTTCATTGGGAATAATTTGAATAATTATGGGGTGACTTATATGTGTATAGGTCGTCCCATTTTTTGTAGAAAGTGAGGGATAAAATGCTCAGTGGAGAACAGTTAAAATTCCTGAGATATTATAATGGTAAGACACAACAGCAAGTCGCTGATTGGTGCAATGTATCAAGAAGATATATCATTATGGTTGAACAGAATGAAGAAAGATTATCAGAGGAAACATATAATGCTTTTATCAACTGCATCTATGGCATTGGAAAGCCACTGCCAAAAGAGCCAAGACCAAATCAGACCAGTAAAAAGAAGAAGTCAGGTGATGAGTAATGGGACTGTTCAGTAGAATATTTGGCGGTAAGTCCATTAGGTCTGCTGCAACTTCCGCATCATTTCTCGGTGCATATCGTGAAGCAGGTGGACAATCTTATGATGGTGGTGGTTGGGGACTTGATAGATTTAATTCAATTATAGATGCTCATTCATCTGTAGACGATATGATAGAAGAATGGGGGCTTGCTGATGAAGGTTGTCGGTATCAATCCCTAGATGGATATTCTAACCCATACACCCAAGCATACCGTGAAGAAAGAGAACGTGCAGAAGAAGAAGTAGAGGTTCTTGCAATGTTCGGAGAAGAGATAGATGTAGAACTTCTAATTGATTGGGACACTGTAGAAGAGAACGCTTATGAGTATGCAGAAGAACTTGCACAGGCATGGCTTGATGGAGATGAGTTTATCCCAGAGGAGATTTGCGACTGGGCTTGGTACGATTTATCAGACCATAATATGTAAGGGAGAATACAATGACAGGGAAAGAATTTCGCAAATGGCGAAGAAGTTTAGAAATCTCTCAACAAGTGGTAGCCGATTATGCGGAATGTAACAAGTCAACTATCTGTCGTTGGGAGAAAGAACAAATCAAAATATATCCAGACCTATATTCTAAGGTAATGGATTTCTATAAAAATCATAAATAATCTTACGCACAAATCTGTGCGAACAAATCACAAGAACAAAAGTCGGAAATGTATGAATAGGACATGGCGACTATAAAACAAAGGAAGTAACCAAAAAACGGTAGAAAGGCAAGGTGAAATAATTTGCAGAAAGAACACAAGTATTTCATCTTCATTATGATTAACTGTCTGAGCGAATTATTTCGCCCAGATGGTGAACGTAATGAACGTGGAATATTTAAGTAAAGTACCTGAGTGGTATAAGAGTAATGAAAAATTTGATTTAGTATTGAGTGATGATATTGATTCACTCACAACAGTTGCAGTTGTACAGAGTGTACATCCAAACTGGAATGTAGAATACTTCTATGATTTCGATAATATCTATGCAAGTCCAGATGCTTATTTCAAGGAAAATAAATCACGCACAAGAGTTTGGTGTGATGTAGCATTTTGTAGAAATGAAATGGCATTTGACAATCATATCAGCAGGAAAGATATAGACGACCATGTAAATCCTCGTTGTATCAATCCGAACATCTTAGCAAGCGTATCTAATTATGGCTATACAAATAAGTATGCAGGTTCAACTGCTCTACTTGTTTGGTCTTTATACAATATCCCATTACCAAAAACAGAAGAAGGAAAGATGATGCTGCTTTGTATCGACAGCACCTTCAAAGGATTTTATTCAAGCACATTCAAAGAGAGAAACAGATTCTTTCTTTGTGATGTATTGGATTTACCTGAATTATATGAGGTAGAGAAGCGTCACGACATTAAAGAATTTTATCAGTTAATGGATAAATATGGACTGTCTCAGAAGATTAGATACAACAGCGAGACAAAACAGATTGAATCAAAGTTAGATGTCGCCACAATCAGCGAGAAGTTGGGAATAGATATATCTCTTCCAACAAAACAATATGACCATTGGAGAAGTTTTGAACAGAAACAGGTCAATATGTGCGGTGTGAAATCCATAAAAGATTTAGAGAGAGGATTGGTCACACTGGCTTTTACATTCAGAAATGTAGCAAAGTATTCCGTTTTGAAAAAGACGGCTTAATTGAAAACTAAATAGAGAATATATAAGTGGGTGGCTACATTACAGTCACCCTATAACAAAAGAAAGGACACAGAAAGATGAACGAATATTTATTAGAAATGCAGTTGTCCACAGAGGACAATTTATCAGATGAAGAACTTATGATTATGAACTCGTACCAGAAGGTACGCACCAACAGAAAAAAGAAAATTCAAAAGGAGAATATTACAAATGGAAAAGAACACGATTATTATCTTTACTGCTAATAAGGCAAGAGAGTTATTAAAGGATGGATTTAAGGTGGTTGATATTAAACCCGATAAAACAGATTCAGATGGAAAGAGAAGTGTATTTGTATTTGAATATGCAGATGGAATTTTAGACAAGATTAAGAAAACAAAATAATAAAACCAGAGATGGGAACTCGTGCAAACGAGTCCTATCACTTATCTACTACTAATTCCTTATCTACTAATAATATGTGTCACAGATGATGCCATTTTATCTGTCCTGTTGTCAGTAGATTTGGACAACCATACACATAAAAAGGGCATAGTTGTCGCCCTAGAAAAACACATAAAAAGGAGCATAAAAAATGAGATTATTTTTAGAAGAAAATTTGGTTACAGGAAACACATTAACACCTGATGGAGTGCTTGCATACATAGCACTGAGAAAGATGATGGATGAGAATATCTTCTTGAAGTCATTGGAGATTACAGAGGACTGTGTATCTATCAACAGAATGGCTTATACACTTGTTGGTGTAAGTGAGAAATATCCTAAAGCATTTACGGATGCATTGCAGCGTGGAATATATGAACTTGATGCCGTGGACAGGATTAAGATAGTGCAGTCATTTGGTAAAGGAATTGAGTTTGTATTGGATATAAAGAATTTATACTTTGATACTTCAAAGGAAGGACAGCATTTTGTCATGGTATCATCTGATGAGGTTGAGAGGATTCTGACACATGATGCAGATATGAAGAAGAAAATATCCATACTGAAATATTATGTGGCTCTTGTCAGTTCATTTGATTGGTCTGCCAATATGAAATGTAAGGATAGTATGCCTAATCTTCAAGGTAAGATTGGTCACATGACACAGGATTATGTTGGTGGTCTTGCCGGAATATCCGGGCGAACTTGTCAGAGATACAATGTGGTCTTAGAGGACGAGATGAAGATGATATACATTTATAGAAGTAACGACAAGATTAAAGAGGATGATTCTTTAAGACAGATTACCAACTGCTACAGTCGTTATGAGGACAAAGATTTATGTGAAATGTATGCATCTGACTTTGAGGATAAGATGGGATATAAGCATAGAATTGTCAGAACCAAAAAGAATAAGGAACAGGCAGATAATAACAGACGATTGGCTCAGATTTATAATCGTATCTGTGAAGGATATGGAGATTCATATGATGAAGATACAATCCGCAAGGTGTACAAATATGTAACCAATAAGAATAAGACCGTTATTGATGAGATAGATAAGAAGCAGTCACAGAAATATATGTCATCATCTGACAAGGATTATGTTAAGAATTTACAGTCCCAGATTAGAGACACACTTATCTTTGAGCAGTTCACTTATCTCAATGAGGATTCCCAAGATGGGAACTCAGATGAGGATGTTTGGGGCGAGATTGATGCTATCGAAAACGGCTATACAGTTGAAGAAATATTAGAAATGCCTACTGCATCTGATGTGGTAGCGTAACCAGTTGGGGTGTCGGTAATGCCGACATCTTTTTTGGTTCGCCAAAATTGGCGAGTAGATTTCCACTCTTATGTGGAACAGATTAACTTAGAAAGTGAGGACATAAAATGAGAAAGAAAGATTTAATTGCAGAGAACAAAAGATTAAAAGATGAGGTTGAAGATTTAAAGCGTCAGTTGACATATGCAAAGACACAAATAGATATAAAGGATATTTGCTTAATGCTTAATAAGGAAAGAGAGGTATATCATGACTAAGGAAAAGACAATTATGCAAGCATTAACAGAGGTTGTTCCTAACTATCTTGCGTCATATCTTTGTTGGTATTACTCTGATCCGAATAAAAGAATCAGTTGGGAAGAACTCTGTAAATCTGATGCTAACTTTAGAAGTAAAAGCGGTGAGAATAAAACAGAAGATTTTGCCGAACAGAACTGGCTCATTAGAGATGATGTTCAGAAAGCAATGATTATCTATTTACAGTATATGAAGAGATACAACTTTATGAAGCGTTATCAAGAGATGAATAAGAAAGCATTGTCGGGAGATGTGAACAGTGCAAAGTATGTTGATGAGATGGATAAGATTCTGGACAAGATGAGCGTGGATAAGAATACAGAGAGTGAGATTGACAGATTGCTTGAGGGGGTGACGATCAATGGAAATTAGTTTAGCCAATGCCAAGAAGTTAAACTGGCTGTGGCAGGACGAACATGAGATTGAATGGATTGAAACCTTTATACAGGCAGTAGATAAATCTGGTAAAGTGTGCAAATACAAACTTACGGATGAGCAGAAAGCATTGTTACAATCGCTAGACCATAAGAATGTCATTTCAAAATCAAGGCAACTTGGAATTTCTTATGTTGTATGTAGTATATCGCTGAGAAGGTGTATCTGTCATCCTAACACGACCTGTGTGCTTATATCGCACTCTCAGGAGAGCACCAATAAAGTATTTGCTAAGTTAAAGCAACAGTTTTACTCTATACCAGACATTATCAGACCTGAACTGTTGACAAATAACCGACAGGAATTGTCTTTTGTGAATGGTAGCAGAATATCTTGTCAGACAGCAGGAAATAAAGATTTATGTCGTGGTGATACTATTAACGGTGTATTGCATATGTCTGAGTTTGCCATGTGGAAGAATCAGGAAGGACAGATGCAGTCACTTATGCAAGCAGTTACAGATAGTGCAACTGTAATAATAGAAAGCACGACAAAAGGATTTAATCTCTTTTCAACTACATATATGCAAGCAAGGAACGGTGAGAATGATTTCAAGCCGTTCTTTTTCAATTTCATAAATGGATCATCTTTATTCATTCCTCAGTACAAGTTGGCGGTCAAGTCGTGGAAAGCGAGACACAACGGTAAGATGCTCACAGAAGATGAGTATGATGAGGAAGAAAAATCTCTTGCCAAGTTGGGTATGACACCTGAACAGGCAGTATGGAGAAGAGGAAAAATATCTGAGTCCTCATTAGATGCTTTCCATGAAGAATTTCCAAGCACTTTTGAAGAGAGTTGTATTGTAAGCGGTTCATCTGTATTTGATAACAATAAGGTTATTAGATTACAGCAAGCAATAGTGCAGCAGAACATCAAGCCATTATCACTTGATAAGATAGTTGGGATTCCCCAAGTGTTACGACCTCATGTATCTAATCGCAATCTGAAGGTGTGGCAGATTCCCAAAAAGGGAATACGCTATGTCCTCGGCTGTGATGTTGCTGAAGGTCTTGGCGGTAAGAGAGATAGTTCTACCATTTATGTATCGGATAAGGATGGTGTACAGGTTGCAGAGTTCAAGTCCAATAAGGTAAAGCCATACGAATTTGCGGATATAATTGATGCAATGGGTAGATGGTACAATAAAGGATTGCTCGTGGTGGAGAAAGCATCAGGCGGTCACAGTTGTATTGAGAGATTAAGATACGACAAGAAATATATGAATATGTACAAGTATAAGTGCTATGACGAGTTCAAGAGAACCATTTGGAAGGTTGGATTTGATACCAACAACAAGACAAAGAGTATTGCGGTCAATGATATGCGTGAGTGGTTCGATAAGGGACTGATTGACATACAGAGCAATGATTTACTGGAAGAGATGAAAACATTCGTTGCAGAGGATAACGGAGCATTTAATGCCGTTGTGGGTTCACATGACGACCTTGTGAGTGCTTGTTGGTTATGTATTGCAGGAATGAAATCTGCTTTCTGGTATCCGTTTTAGAAAGGAGAGACAATGGACAGATTAGATTATTATATTGAGAAACAATATGGCAATGATCCTAAGTGGTTTGAAGAGGAAATCATTCAGGGCAGCCATGCGCAGAGAATAAGTAATGTTATTGCCAATAGAGATTATTTAAGTGGCAGACATAAGGTTTTATTGCG